ATAAAAAATCAAATAAAAAAAGGAGTGCGTAATGCCCGGAAGAAAGAGTTATGGTAAAAAACCAATGAAAAGGAAGTCAAAACCAAAAATGCCAATGGGTAAAAAAGGTAAAAAAAAACTATATTAACCGCTAAACAAAAAACTTTACCAAAAAAACTACAACAAGCAATACTTAGGTCAAAAAAGAAGTAGAAATGAAAGGCACAGCAAAGAAAAAAGACCCTGCTAAGTGGGCGCGAGCAAAAGCTAGAGCAAAAGCTAAGATGGGCGGAAAACATTCTGCAAGGGCAATGCAACTTGCTGTGAAATACTATAAAGATGCTGGTGGTAGGTATTCTGGTAAAAAATCTTCTGGTAACAAACTAAAGAAATGGGGTGACCAGAAGTGGGATTACGTTTCTAAAGGCGACAAAAAGAAACCAAAGTCAAAAAGAGGTCGTTATTTACCGAAATCAGTTAGAGAAAGTCTAACTCCTTCCGAAAAAGCGAGCACAAATCGTGCAAAACGGGTAGCAAATGCTAGGTCTCGCCGAAAAGCTAAATATAGCAAATCAATAGCTAGAAAAGTACGTAATGCATAGGCATGAAAGTTACATGTCGAGGCAAAACGTTTGATGTATATACAAAAAAGGAAGCAAAAAAAGTAAAAATAACGCCTATTAAGAACTGGAGAACTGCACAAATTGGAGATTGGATAAAAACTCAAGATGATAAGGTTATTCAGGTTATTGGTAGGCGCGAAGAAAAACCTTCAAACACTAAAAAGCCATATATTTACATACGTACTGGATTTGGTGAGCGGGGTGTGCATAAAAAACATGTATATGCTCAGAAACAACCAGATTATTATAGTGATAAATATTACTTTGGAAAAGATTTAGTAAAAAACGTACGAGCAACAGCAAAACAAAGAACATTTGTAGATTCGTTGTTTTTACATGGTAGAACAGATAAGCTAGGAATGTGGGATTCTGAGTCAATTATCCTTGCCTACCAATCAGTTTATAAAGACAATAACCCAGAGCAGGCACTTCGCCGAGGTATGGGGATACTAAAAAGAAAACATATTAGGAAATATATTGCTATGAACATGAGAGACAAACTAAGCGCATTAGGCATGGATGATGATTATGTAGCGACTCAATACAAAGCTATGATTGATAATATGGATACACCTCCAGCTACTAAATTAAATGCTTTGAATAGAGTAAGCGATATGCTTGGGCACCTTACAAAAGAAAAGAAAGAAGAGCAAATTGAAGGAGTATTTGCTTTGTCTGATGGAGACATAAAAAAGCTTTCGTCAGTAAGAAAAACTATTGCAGAAACAACATATGGCGCAAAAAATCACAAAGCTAAATAGCAATAATTATAAAGCAGATTGTGAGAGCAATGATGTTGATACTTCTAAGCCCGCTTTGATTGTTATTGAAGAAAAAAAACATTATGTAGATGGCGAAATAGCAAAGTTTATACTTGAGTTGCTAGAAGAAGTTGACTCCTACAAAGAACAATTAGAATTTATGGAAAATATTACAGGGTCTTATGGCGAAGGTTAAAAATAAACAATCTATGCTAGAAGCAATGTATTTAGATATATTTACATTTGCTGATATTTTATTTGGAGACCCTGAAAATTCAATGCATTATCATTGCAGGTCAAAATCTCCAGATTTTCATAGAGAAATAGCAAAAACCTTGATTGATATGAATGGCGGAGATAAGCTAGCTGTAGTAGCACCAAGAGACCATGCTAAATCTACATTTATAAATCTTATATATCCGTTGCATAGAATATTATTTGGGGAAGAAAGATTCTTGCTTTTAATATCAGAATCTGAAATGCAGTCAAAGTATAATTTAGAAGCTATAGGAAATGAAATAGAATTTAATCCAAAGATAAAATACTTCTTTGGAGATAGAAAAGGCCCTATATGGGGTAAGGAAGAAAAAGAAATAATTGGTGGTATTGATGAATATGGTAAGCCAAACGTAATGTGTAAGTGCTTAATACGTGGTACAGGTCAAAAAGTTCGAGGTTTGAAATATGGAGCATATAGGCCAACACTTACAATAATTGATGATGGAGAGGGTGAATCAAACAGCACTACCCCTACAGCAAGGGATAAATTTAGAAGATGGTTAAATGCGGCAGTTATACCCGGTTCTGGAGATGCAAAGCTTGTATTTATCGGTACAATTGTAGATACAGATGCATACTTAAATAGAATAGCTGGCCCACTAGCTTACGACAAAGAAGGAAATTATAAAGTCAAGGGTTGGAAGTCTTTATTTTTTCAAGCAGTTCCACAAGATTTACCATATGGTAGGTTTTCAACATCTGGAAATGAATTTTTAGATAAAAAAGGTAATGTAAAAGTTCTTTGGCCTGAACGAAGACCATACTCTTGGCTTATGAACGAAAAAGAAAGATTAAAGTCTGAAGGGGATATTGCATACTTTTATCAAGAATATCAAAACATACCAGTTGATGACAGCTTCCGAGTATTTAAACAAAAAGACTTGCGATACTGGGAAGGAAGGTATATGTATGAAAAAGACCAAAGCTTTATTATGAGAACGGATGAGGGCAGAAGAGTAAAGTTACCAGTAAATATATTTCTTGGTGTTGACCCCGCATCGAGCGAAAATGTGAAAGCAGACTATACTGTTATTATGGTTATAGCTGTTGACAAAGATTATAATATATACATTCTTGATTACTTTCGTGGTCAAGTAGCCCCGATGGATGGAGCTGATAAACTTTTTGAGCTAGCAGATATGTATCATCCAAGAGATATTAAGATTGAAGAAACAGGTCATGTTATGCTAGCAGACTATGTAAGAAGACATTCAAAAGAAACTGGAAGATTTTATAATATAAATACAAGAAAAGCAATAAAGGCAAAATATTATCGTATAAAACAAATGCAACCTCATTTTGCATCTCATTCTGTTTTTTTAAAAGAAAGCCATGAAGAGCTAGAAACAGAACTACTAAATTTTAAAGAACATGGAACATTTAAAAAAGATACTCTAGATGCACTGCGATGGGCTATAGACGATATATGGGCTCCCGATGTAGAACAAAATAAAGATGGAGACTGGATAGCTCCGCCACCAATTGTTGAGGTAGATTGGGAAACAGGACAAATGTTTAGTGTTGCAGACTTTATTGAAGCCTAATGGGAAATT